CGGAAACCGTTGATCCTGTATTAGCCAATCTAACCCCGAGTGAAATCAAAGGTATTGGAATGATGATACAAGATGGTCATGACATTCCTACTATCATTAGAATTTTTGATAACAAGCCTACTGCCCAACAAATTACTGCTATTGCAACAGCAAATATGAAACAAGGTGTGGCTGAAGGCGAAACAACATACAAAAACGGTGTAACTACACATCGTAAAACAGATTTCCCAGGATATCCAGTTGATGACAATGATGATATCGAAGATACAAACAAAGGCAAGCGCGGTCGTCCACGCAAGCATGCCATAGTTGCACCTAAAACAGATGCCGAAGGCAATAAACTAGGACGTGGTCGTCCAGCTAAAGTTAAAGCACCAACATACACCAAGATGGCCGATCCATTTGGACGTACAACAGGTGCTGTTCCTAAACCTAAAACCAAAGGTCGTGTACACACATTAGACGAAGCGATGTCTATGGTAGAAACAAATTTAACTGAAGGCCGCCATATGGTCGACGAGTCAGGCGAAACACTAAAACATATTTTAAATCGTTTCAAACATGAAGTTAAATCATTCGAAGAGGGACACGATCTAGGCGATCTTTTGTTTGATGCATTGTTTGATTACTATTGTGACAATGGCGAAATGCCATACGGTACAGCTAAAGCACGTGATGGAGACCCATACGAATGGATCTCAGACCGTTTACATCAAGAATTAGCTAATAATGCATATGGTAGCGATCCTGCTAACAAAGAAGAAGCAGACGAAGCAATTGATCCCGCTAATCCAAGAGATTATGAACGTCCAGCGATCCAACGTAAGCAAGCAGGCCAAGCACCGTTGACCCGCAAAGATATTGAACAAAAAGATCGTAAAGCTGAATTTGATTTTTATCAACGTCGTACAGGTGAAACACATCCAGACGCATTAAAAACTGAACTAGATGAACTAGCCAAATTGGCCGGCCTGAGTGAAGTTAGTCGTGGCGAGTATATCAAGCAACAAGATACAGCCGCCGAAAAGTCTGGCAAACACAAGTTCCAGGCATTTGGTCAAGAGTTTGATACCGATGAGATCACCGAAGAACCCAACGAAGGCAATACATTTACCAAAGGTTTAGAAGACGACAATGTTGAAATTGGTGACAAGATTCCTGGTACCAACGCTATTAAAAAAGTAGACATTGACGAATCAATTGGGTCCGCTGAAGATGCTATTAATATTTCTACAAACATGAGTAGCAACGGTGACAAGAATGTAACAGTCACAGCCAATGGTAGCCAAGCGGCAGAGCTACTACAGATGTTGCGTATTGCCGGCTTGGGCGGTGGCGCCAAAGCACAAGAGCTACAGGCTGAACCAGATCTGGGTTACGAAGAGCCAGGCATTCAAGTCATTGACATTGAACCAGAACAAGAAGTTGATGAAGCCGGAGTTGGTGTTGATCAACCAGCTGTTGACCCAGTCAATGCACCTGACCCACAATATGCAAGTATGAGAGGTTCCACTATGGGACCGGGCGAAGGCGATTCGGGCGAAAAGGCAATGAATCCAGATCGTCCAACCAAGAACAACGGCGACAACGCAATGGCAACTCCGCCAACAAGAGCACAAAAAACTCTTATTGCAGTTTCTGCTTTAGAATCAAAACTGGCTGCCGAATACGAAAGTATAAAGAAGATCGGTTAATGAAACAATATCGAATTACCAGTGAGCACTTTGTACCACAAGGCGAAACTGGTGATCCTGATGCTGTGCTGGATCCTGCAGAACTAAATGAATTAAAGCGTTTGGCCGGATTACCATTCACTATTGGTGAATCAACTGGTAACATGAGTCAACCCGGTCCAGTCGGAGGCATGCTAGATCAAGTTCCGCAGGCTGGAGAAAATGGTATTGTTAGTCCGGTTGGCACAATTGATCAGGCCAATGCTGGTAGCAACATCAGTTATACAGCCGCAGAGCGCAATGCTCTTGAAATAGAATATTGCGCCAAGCCCGGCGATGACTTATGGTTTATTATCAACTTCAGTAGACCATTCTTAAACGGTAGCCTTCGAGACAAGTGCGAAGACTATCTTAAAGCACACCCAGAATATCGGCCGCGCACTCGTTAAGCCGCTTCTAGCTTGCCTCTGCCTAGATATTGATACCACGAATCCTGTTTAACATTGAATGGCATTTTCTTCCATTGGCCAACAAGACTGTAGTAGTCGGGCTTGTAAGGTTTAATCAATGGCTTGATTAATTTGCTACCTTTTGCGTGATTACATGACTTGCAACTGGTAACACAATTTTCCCATTGAGTCTTGCCGCCGCTACTGCGTGGAATAACGTGATCGATAGTTAATTCTTCGTAGTCAAACACATCATCGCAATATTGACATTTGAATAAATCGCGCATATATAAGTTATATCTGCTAAATTTAACAGATTTTTTATAATGAAAATAATCTCGTGTTACACAGATACTGGGAACATTTATAGCCAAACGTTCGCTGTGTAGTATCCAATCGGGATAGGTTTCAATAACATGAACCTTTCCCAGGTACATTAGTTTTATAGCATGTTGCCACCCAATGACACTTAGCGGCAATACTGAGATTGGTTCGTAATTAGAATTTAGTAGTAGAGTATCTGACATTAAATATACTTATATGAGTAAAGAACTAGAAACTGCAATTATCAAGGCGCCGTATAAACGGATGTCTTATACTGAAGTACAAATCAGGGAATTAGCCCGATGTGCTGACCCAGAAACGGGCCCACAGTACTTTATGGATAATTATTTCCATATACAACATCCGACTAAAGGTGCTATACAATATCATCCATTTGAGTACCAAGAACGTCTAGTTAGCACATATCACAATTATAGATTCTCTATATCACTAATGCCTAGACAAACGGGCAAATCGACTAGTGCGGCAGGCTATTTACTTTGGTATGCTATGTTTGTTCCAGACAGTACAATTTTAGTTGCCGCACACAAGTATTTAGGCGCACAAGAAATTATGCAACGTGTTCGCTATGCTTACGAAAACTGTCCAGACTTTATTCGAGCCGGTGTTACTAGCTACAACAAAGGTAGTTTAGACTTTGAAAACGGATCACGTATTGTAAGTCAAACAACAACAGAAAACACAGGACGCGGTATGAGTTTATCACTCTTGTACTGTGACGAGTTTGCATTTGTAAGACCGACTATTGCAAGTGAGTTTTGGACTTCCATCACTCCTACACTAGCAACTGGTGGTAAGTGTATTATTACATCAACACCAAACTCAGATGAAGATCAATTTGCACAAATTTGGCGTAGTGCTAATAAATGCTTTGATGAACAAGGTAACGAAACTGAATTAGGGCAAAACGGATTTAAAGCATTCCGTAGCGCCTGGCAAGAACATCCGGATCGTGATGAGAAGTGGGCCGCACAAATGCGAGCACAGTTAGGCGAAGAACGTTTTAGACGTGAGATGGAATGTGAATTCATTATCTTTGATGAAACATTAATTAATCCATTACACCTAGTTGAAATGGCCGGAATTGATCCTATAGAAAAACAAGGACAAATACGTTGGTATAAAAAGCCTGCAAAAGATCATACTTACGTAGTTGCACTAGACCCTAGCTTAGGAACAGGTAGTGACCCAGCGGCTATACAAGTATTTGAAATGCCCGGGCTTAAACAAGTAGCAGAGTGGCGGGATAATAAAACTATTGTTCAACGACAAGTAGTTATTATGAAAGAGATTTGTCAGTATCTAGTAGATGTAACTGGCACAAATAATGTATACTATAGTGTTGAAAACAATACACTAGGTGAAGCCGCACTGGTTGCTATAAACGAACTTGGAGAAGAAAACATTCCAGGTACATTCCTTAGTGAGCCACGTAAAGGTGGTGCTGGTGTGCGTTATCGCAAGGGGTTTACTACAACAAACAAAAGCAAACTAAGCGCCTGTGCCAAGTTCAAAAGTTTAGTTGAAACTAAACGAATGCATATTGCTAGTAAAGCTCTAATCAGCGAATTAAAGACGTTTGTAGCAAGTGGCAATAGTTTTGCGGCAAAAATAGGCGATCACGATGACTTGGTTATGAGTGCATTACTAGCAATACGCATGATTATGCTTTTACAGCAGTTTGATGCAGGATTAGACAGCGAGTTAAAAGACAGCATAGATAACTTTATTGAACCCATGCCGTTCATAATGATTTAAGATAAATAGTTTTATGTCTAAAGAAATTGAATCCATTGCATCCGCATTATTTGAGAAAATACGCTCAAGATTTACCAACGTAACCTTGGGCGACGAAAAAGCTCAGGCCGAACAAGATCCAGAAAAAGCCCGTTTCTTTAATTTTACATACACAGGACGTGATGGTGCAAAGTTTGGCGCAGTAACTATCAGTTTAATTGATGAAACTAGTTTAAAAGTGTACTTTGGCCAAAACATTTCTGCAGACATGGACCGCGACCAACGCAAAGAATGGTACGAATTTTTACGCAATTTAAGAATGTTTGCAAAACGCAATTTATTAACATTTGACACCCGCGACATTAACAAATCCAATTTAAAACTACAAGACGTTAAACAGCAAGCTCGAGTTGACGACGTATCTACCACAGATGATATGCCTGTAACAGAAAGTAAGTTATACGGTACTCCAGGACGTCCATACAATAGCTTTGCTGATAAAGGCAATACTAAAATTTTAATCCGTCACGCAGACAAAGTAAACGATGAAATTCGCGGAAGCCGCGCAAGACGCATCCAAGAAATTTTCTTAGAAACCGAACGCGGCGAACGCTTCCTATTAGGACACAAAAACTTACACGGTGCTTATGCAATGGCCGAGCACTTAAATGCTGGTGGTACAATGTATGATGAACGTGCAAAACATATTGATAATTTAATTGCTGAAATGTCAGCAATGCGACACTTTGTTCGTAGCACTAAACATCGTCAATTTGAAGATGAAGAAACAGCAGATATGACTCGTTGTGCTGTACACCATTACGATCAAATTAAACGCAAGTTGCGTGTAATGCGTGGTGCTCGCGGATACAAAAGTTATTTTGAAACTTTAGAACCGGAATCTCAACAAGACAATCAAATTGATGTAGATGCACTACGTGAACGTTTTGTTAAAAAGACATACGATGATCGTTTTACAGAAGCACTACCTATTGTATATAAAGCATACAAAAAATATCAATCAGAATCAGCCGGGCAACTAGGCGATGAGTTGTCTGAGTGGGCAGATGAAGTAACTGAAGGTACTTGGATTAAACCAGATACATCAGATAAAGCAACAGCACTACAGCAACTATTAAAATCGCCAATTACATCTAGTACAGCAAAAGATAAATTAGAACCGTTAATTGGTAGCGATGCGCTAAACGATACCCTAGCTAAGTTTGCAGATCAACCTGACTATGATATCCGCGGTGTAGTTAAAAAATGGGTAGCAGACAATATGCCTGAACTAGCCGGTAAATTAACATACGGTGAAAACAATAGCGATGATGCTACTACCAATTGGGTAGCCGCAACAAGCCCGCAAATGGCGCATCCAACTGATACATACGGTGCAAGTTCTTTAGAAGAACCAAATGTAAATGAATCCCAGGACAGTTTGGATTTTATTCGTAGCCTTGCTGGCATCCGTCGTTAAATACAACTAAACAATCATTTATGGAAATTATAAAGTCAACCAATGGCTTTCCTTACGCATGGAAAGCTGGCCGTGTCGAGCATCTAATTAGACAAATACTAGAATCAAAAATCAAACAACAGCTTACTGTTGAACGAGCCATGATCATTAATCCTACATGGCTACACGAAAACGATTTATCAGTGCAAATTACTAGCGCAGATCCCGGGTTTGTTATTTGTCACAACTTTGTAGACCCAGCAGTACCAAAAATATTTGAAGCAGTTGAACAATGCGGTCGCCCCAATCTTATTATAGGTAATGCTGATCAATACCGTTTAGATTTTTGGGCAATGGTATGCGACTTTTACTTCCGCGACTATCCCGATTATGAACTTGCACCACTACCAGATGCACGTAAGTTTATTTGTTTAAATCGCAAACCCCATCAACACCGGGTAGCATTAGTAGAACGCCTACTAGAAGTCAAAGAACAAGGTTACATTAGTTTAGGATTACCTGGCGATCGTGCTTTAACTATAGATACGGACTTTGATCCAGACCAAGGTATCAATGATGAGTTTGGTAACATGGGCACTGATGAAGGTACAGTTAGTCGCAAGATTAAAAATGATATTTTTAGTCTAGGTGACTTGGCTAATTGGAATCGTAGTTTATTGTGTATAGTAACAGAAACAGAATTTGCTAACACTAACCCAGCTAACTTCTTTATGAGTGAAAAAACATGGAAGCCAGTGTTGGGCTTACGCCCTTTCTTTGTTTACGGACAACCACGCTTACGTGATTATTTAAAAGCACAGGGATTTGATATATTTGAAGATATCTTTGATTACAGCATAGTAAACGAACAGGCAGGCGACAGGGAACAGCAACAGCAGTATGCTACTGTGGCATTAAATGGCATTGCCCGAATTAACAATCCTCATCAAGATTACCAAAAGTATTTTTATAGATGTGTATTAAATCGCATACGTTTTCATGCTTATGTTTACGAGCAATGGGATAAGCTAAACAATCTGGATCTAACACAATATGTTTGAAGTTCCAAAATGGTCAATGATTAATAATCCATACCACTACAAGTCGCGCAATAGTAATCGATTAATAATTACTGTTGGCGACAGTTGGACGTACGGCGATAGCCTAGGAAAAACACAAGTACGTAACGGTATAGATGATACAGAATACAGACTTGATCATGTGTACGGCAATTTACTTACAGAACAGTTAGATGCAGACTGGATGAACTTAGCATTACCCGGCGGTAGCAATGTTTGTATGCTTACCTGGCTTAAAGACTTACTTGGCCACAAGTACATATATTCTGATGTTACCTGCATTATCACATTAACCGAATCGGGGCGGCATGAAGAATTGCGTTGGGCAGACGGAGATAATTTACAAGAATCGTTAAAGAAAATTGTTCTTAAAACTTATGGAATGATTAGTGAATTGCGTTCAGGTTTTCCAAAAGTTACATTTAAGGTAGCACATAATTTTACAGATAGTTTACCTGGGCACAAGGTCGTTGAGCGTACCTGGCTAGAAGTAATGACAAATAAATTAATACAAGACAATACATTTATTGTAGTAAGTGATCACATTAGACAACTTAACTATGAACGCACTTATCCAGACACTCCGAATGTTATTGATCGGGCACTAGCACGTATTGATATTATGGATGCTTGCGACTATTGTTGTAAAGAAGATAGTCGTCATCCAACAGAAGCCGGGCATAAGTTATGGGCCGATTACTTAATGACACAGCTATGATAGAGCAAGCGGTTACTGTTACCCCAGACAAGATAGTTGTACTTGGACAGTTCTTTGTACACAAAGACTATAGTATAACACGCAAAGATTTATTGTTGGATATTATAGCCAAACAATATAATGGACAGCAGATTGTGATTAAACTTTTTGACGGTGAGAACACAGACTTTAGCGGTTTTGAACGATTCATCAAGTACCTATGTGATACTGTTGGTATTCCTTACAACACAGTAACCTTTGAGACACACAGTCCCAACTTGGATCCAGACTTTAACCTGACACAGTTAAAGTTGGGAATCTTTATTAGTGTTAATCAATATTTGCCCAAGGAATTTGATCGAGACTTAACTGCGGCAAAGTTTGTTGGTACTACACTAGGACGTTATAATTTAAATCGTTTACGTTTGGCATACGAGTTAGATACTACCTTCCCCGATGATACATTTATTACATTCCAACCAAACAAGCCATTCCTAAACGAAACACTCAAACACTTTAGTAGTCATTATGAACAAGAGCTTACTTGGCTTGCAAATAAAATATTTGATATAGACTTAACAAGCAAACACCATATGGGCATGATTGATTGGTATGATGCTTGTCGTGCATATGGCAACGTATGGAATAAGTTTCAAATTGAGGTAGTAAGCGAAACTGACAGTATAGATAACTTTTGGTTTACTGAAAAAACTGCTAACTGTTTGGCAACAGGCAAACCATTTGTTCTAGTAAGTGGGCAGGGTAGCTTACAGCGGTTGCGTGATATGGGATTTGTTACATTTGATACTATTCTAGACGAAGCATATGATCTTGCCAAAACACCATATAGTCGTATAAAACAGTTGACATCTGCACTTGATGCGTTATATAATAGCACAAGTAAAGCAGAAAAGATGCAAGAGCTTTACCGTTTAGCTAGCCAAAATGTAAAGATTTACCAAAACTATTGCGTTCGGTAATAAAATCTAAAAAACAGTTTGACAAGCTAAATAATATTGTTATATACTAGCGGAGTGCTAGAATATATCTAGGCATATTTAAAGACCATCTTATATAAAGGAAAAACATCATGGCCACAACTTTAGCAGAAATTAGAGCAAAACTTCAGTCGCAAGATACACGCGGCGGCAACAAACAATCAGGTGGCGACAACGCTATCTATCCACATTGGAACATTGCAGAAGGCTCTACCACACGTATTAGATTCCTCCCCGACGGTAACACCAAGAACAGCTTCTTTTGGGCTGAACGAGCAATGATTCGTTTGTCATTTGCTGGCGTAAAAGGCCAAGCAGACAGCAAGCCAGTTGTAGTTCAAGTTCCATGTATGGAAATGTATGGTGCGGCATGTCCAATTCTAGCCGAGGTACGTCCTTGGTTCAAAGACCCTAGCCTAGAGGAAATGGGTCGTAAGTATTGGAAGAAGAAGAGCTATGTATTCCAAGGCTTTGTACGTGAGAACGCACTAAGCGATGACAAGACTCCGGCCAATCCAATCCGTCGTTTTACTATTAGCCCACAGATCTTTAATATCATCAAAGCGGCATTGATGGATCCAGAAATGGAAGAATTGCCAACAGACTTGCAACGTGGTTTGGATTTCCAAATCGTTAAAACAAGTAAAGGTGGCTATGCTGACTACTCTACAAGCAAGTGGTCACGTAAAGAATCTGCTATTACAGCAGAAGAACAAGCGGCTATCGACGAGCATGGCTTGTTTAATTTGTCGGACTTCTTGCCTAAACAACCTACAGAAACAGAGTTGAAGGTTATCAAAGAAATGTTTGAAGCATCAGTTGATGGTCAAGCATACGATGCCGACAAATGGGGTGCTTATTACAAACCTTACGGTTTAGATACACCTAATGCGGCTCCAAAAGCAACAGCAGATGCCGACGATGCACCTACTCCGGTAGCAAAGACAGCGGTTGTAGTTGAAGACGAAGACGAAGCACCAACTCCTACTGCCCCAGTAGAAGCCGCTAAACCTTCTAGCCAAAAGGCAGAAGATATTTTAGCAATGATTCGTAATCGTCAGAAGCAATAACTTTAACTGATCGAGTGTGGGGGCTTCGGCTTCGGTCCCCACTCTTTCATTATGAATCAGATAAATTCTATTGGGTTTGCATTAGATCCAACTAATATTCCAAGTTTTCTACTAGACTGGGAACTAACTAAGTTATGTAACTTAGACTGTTCCTATTGTCCTACGGGTATAGAAGGTGGTCACGACAACTCAACTAAGCATCCTCCGCTAGAAGAATGTCTACGCACAATTGATTTTATGTATGAGTACGTAGATCAATATATGCGGCATAAGAAAGAATCACAACGCAAAGTAGTTTTAAATGTTTATGGTGGAGAAAGTTTATTCCATCCTGACATTGTTACGATCCTAAAAGCAGTGAGAGACAAACATGAACAATATAAAGATTCGTGGTATTTAACTGTAACTTGTACTACAAACGGAGTAGTAGGACAAAGTCGTTGGGCACGTATTGTTCCGCTAATAGATGAGTTTACTGTAAGCTATCATTCAGAAAACTATTCTAAACAAAAACATCAAGTTCTAAAAAATCTATTGTATCTTAAAGAAAACAATAAAAGATTTAAGTGCGTAGTAATGATGCACAACAATCTAGAATTGTTTAAAGACTCTGAATCGGTTATTGCATTTTGTAAAGAAAATAGTATTCGCTATACAGCAAAACCGTTGGATAACCAACAACCAGAGTGGCAGTATACAGGCGAACAATATTCTACACTTAAGACATACTGGATGGTTCCTGCTGAAGTAACCAAAGACAAGGTACAGGCAATTGAAGAAGGACGTAGTTGTTGTGGCGGACGTAAATTAAGCCTTAATGGCGATTTAAAATCTAGTGTGGGGTTTGTTCCTAGACAAGGGTTTGAAGGTTGGTCATGTAGTGTAAATTGGTTTTTCTTGTTTGTACGGCAACTAGATGGTGCTGTATATACTAATAAGGATTGCCTAATGAGTACAACTGGCAACGTAGAACCTTTAGGAAATATTAACAATGCACAAAAGATTATAAGTACGCTTAAGGACCAATTGGATAATGGAGCATTGCCCATCATTAAATGTAAAAAACGAATTTGTAGATGTGGGTTCTGTGCCCCAAAAGCTGAAAGTGAAAATGACTTTCGGGATTTAATTAAGAGAAACGTTCCAGTTGACGTTTTTCTAAAAGAGTGTTAAACTAACAATAATCAATAAGGAAACTATCATGGCTAAACCATTTGACGTATCAAAATTTCGCAAAAGCATTACTAAAAGCATCGACGGTATTAGCGTCGGCTTTACAGATCCAACTGACTGGATCAGCACAAACAATTACGCATTAAACTATTTGATCAGTGGAGACTTTAACAAAGGTGTTCCGCTAGGTAAAGTTACTGTGTTTGCTGGAGAGAGTGGCGCAGGTAAAAGTTTTATTTGCTCGGGTAACTTGGTGGCCAATGCACATAAGCAAGGCATTTATGTTATCCTGGTTGACAGCGAAAACGCACTTGAC